GCTGAAGAAAGTGCTTTTGCTTTTGCCATCTTGTGCTCCTTGAAGCGTTGTTGATAAGTTGTTAGTATAGCATCAACACCATTTCGGGTCAATGTAGTACAAAGTATTACATTACACTGTAGGGTTATTTTTGCAAATCAAAGCGTATGACCCCACAATGCGGCAGGTGCAATGTGTTGCCCAAAACCCACACTTGTTCACCCTGTGCTGTCAACTGATCACGACGAATCTGGTCCGCAGGCACTCTCAAGACCCATACTGAATCCTGACGCCCAGTTCTTGCACGATAGTCAGTGTCAGCCAGTTCAGGTGTGGCAGCCAGGTGGATGTATCTGCGTCCTGACACTGCACCTGTGAGTGGATTGATGTTCACACGCTGACTGACTTCAATGCGTCTTGACTGTTCAAAGTCGTGATACTCTGTGGCTGACATGGCTGTGTAGTATGCTTTGAGTTTGGGTTGTTTCATTCTGGTGGTCCTCTCTTGTTGTATTTAACCTAATACATTGACAGTGAATGCATTCTGCGTTATACTTGTGACACATTGTTAAACAACAAGGAGGCTTACAATGGACAAAAATGATTTATTTGAAGTTTTAAAGGGCACAGTCAAACTGATTTCCCTGGACCAACTGATACAACAACGGACCAAAAAGTTAGAAGACTTTTGTATGACACATTACACTGCTGATGATCTGACTAGACTTGAAGGTCGCAAGCAAGTGTATGAGTTTGAGTATTCTGGATATTGGTATAGTGAGCCAACTTTCCCACCTGGCAAAAAAAAAGTGCTGATCAAACAATACAACGCACTGGTCGCAAGCATGCGACAAATCAAAAATGTGCGTGACCTGTTGGTAGAACTTGCATTTGAAGACCACAGTGATTCAGACGCAGATTTTACTGTAGATACCATAAGCATTAGAAAAACCTAAAGCCTTCCTGTTTATAGGTTTTGGCCCGTGTAATCCGCGGGCTTTTTCTTGACCGTATAAGTAATAGCATGACGGATAAGAAAACAGATCAACCCAAGAAGCGTGTGTACACCAAGAAGGCTCCCACACGCGGTGGATATCGTCCTGGCGGTGGCCGTCCCAAAGGATCAACCACCAAGATCAAGATTGAAGACCTCATGGCACAGATTGAACTGCAATCTGGTGAGACCTATGACCAGTTGCTGGCCCGGAACTATGTGGGTGCCATTGCTCGCAGTGACTGGGGCGGTGTGAGAGATTACGACAAAGCATTCATGAACAAGATGATTGCTGACAAACAAGAAGTCACCACAGTGGAATCAACCGAGGCCATTGAACAAAAGCAGGCTGCTTTTGCAGAAGCCATACGCCAAATCACTGGTATAACAGCCAAGGACTAAATAATAACATTATGCCATTAGACAAATCTAAATCACCTAAAGCGTTCCAAAAGAACATCCGCACTGAAGTTGCCGCTGGCAAACCAGTAAAACAAGCAGTGGCCATTGCGTATGCTGTGGCAGGCAAAAAGAAAAAGATGGGTGAGAAGATTTCATCCACAATGAAACGAGACTCCGCGTCTAAAGGAAAGAAATAATGAAAAACCGTTCAACACAGTCAGACACCAACATGGACTTTGATGGCATGCAGTCAATGAAAGTCAGTCGCAGCAGCAAATACCAGATGAACCAATGGAGTGGTCATTCTAACGATGGTCGCTTGGTACAAAAAGCACAGGCACCCAATCGCACAGGCAATGACGGCTCATGTGACACTCCCAAAAACTTGTCACGCAGTGTCACACATGACGCAAATCGTGCAGCACCAACCAGCCCAACTCCCCGGTTGCCAGCACAAGGTTCAGTAAGAGATTCAATCAACCGTGGATCACAGGTTCGCAATCCAGGCGGCACTGTGATGCCAAAGCGGCCCTCCAACCCAGACAAGATCCGTATGGGTCAGTCAGGTGGTCCAGGCTATGGACAGACCACAAAAGGCAGCAGACCCAGCACAGCAGCCGGTCAGAGCGACTTCAACTACGGTCCCAAGAGCCAATACTAAGGTCCACTCACAATGACAACCGCATTTAGACCCAACGGCAATGGCACAGAATTTCTAAACATTGCCGACGACTCAACCAACTACACAGTGGCCTTGAACAATTTCATAGGCTCATATGGTAGTGCCTTGTGGGTGACCAACACAGAGCCTTTGAATGGCAATGTGATCTATGTCAGCACTGGTTGGGATCCTGACAACCTTGCTGCAATTGTGCCTGTGGTGGGCACACCTGGTGAAGGTGTTGCAGTGTTGCCTCAACAGAGCGTGATACTATCAATCAATACCACACAACAGGCCACACCGTCAGCAGCGTTGTACTTTGCCGCTGCTGTGGATGGCACAGCATCTGTGATCACTGTTCAAGGAAGCGTGGCCTAAATGTCAGACACCATTGGACCATTCACTCCTACCACACCCACTGTGCTGGCTGAAGGTTTAGATCTGACTCTAAACGCTACAAATTTGCCAGCATTGGACGACAACAACTGGCCAGACACATTTCTTGTCACAAACACCAGCAATGTCAATGGCTGCTATTTCAACATTGGCACCACAGAATACTTTTCCAGTATCAGTCCTTTTGCAGGACCATTCTTGCTGCCACAGCAGTCAATGATGTTTGTGGTAGATGCACCAGGTCTGAGTCAGATCACTGGCAATGCTCTGATCGCTGGCACATTTGCCGTTGGCGGCAGTGCCAACATTGCCATCACTGGCGGATTAAACCGATAAGGAAAACAAAATGATTTCAACAAAGAACCCCAATGCCAAGGCAGTGAATCAAGCCCGAGGCCCACAAACAGGCAATGCTGGCACACCCAGCAAGCGAGCAGACTTCATGGCTGCCAAGGCCAAGTCAGGCAGCGAAAAGGCTGAACTGGCCAACATGATCACAGATGCTGTGGCCGCAAGAGGTCAGGGCATGCGAGGCTTCCGCGACGCCACCGTGGAAGGGCTGCACGCCAACACCAATGTTGGACGCGGACCCACAAAAGGCAATGCTGGCCGGCCACAACGCAGTGGTGCAGCCCGCCGTGGTGCCAATGGTGCCACTTCTGGTTATTGATTGACCGCCCACTCCACACGCACAGGGTGTGTGGAGTTTTTTGATTTGTTTAGATAAGGATATGACATGAACAAAACCACACCCACACCCGCAGACAACATCTGGGAAGACGCACCTGCAGCAGCAGTGCCCGCAAAACCCAGAACCCCCAAAGCAGAACGAGACATCAACACAGTTCGTGTGGCCACAGCCCCGGACTTTGACATCGAAGGTCTAATGACTGACTTTCCCACTGCCACTGACCTTGAACGCTTTGTGTTTGATCAGACTGGTGCTGTGTTGAACCTCAAAGGTCGTGCCAACAAACTCAAGTACCAAGTGGCTATGGATGTGCTCAACGGTGAGCCAGTGGATCCCAAGTTTATAGGAGAAGGCAACCCTTACCTGGACAAGATGGACATGGTGCCAGAAGAGCCCATGAAAGAACTGCCACCAAGAGATCCAGAGATTCCACACCGCGACACGCTGCAGAACGAATTCTTCACGGCATTTGTGCCACACTCGGATCCAGAGTATCATGCCAAAGGTGTCAAAATGCACTGCACATTCCGCAAGTACAAGAATGGCTGCATCACCTACGAAGTGCTGGGACCTATTGAACCCCGACCACACGGTGAGAAGATGGACAAGTTTGGTCGCATCAGACCCGAGATCATCAAGTGGGTGGATCCACGCACAGGTGAACAGATTGTGCAGCGTGAAGACGGCAGCATGACCACAGTGGGTCGACGACTCAAGGCCATGATGCAGACCATGAAGTACAACAACACCAACCAGTGGATCAAATACATTGACCGAGACTTCTTGAGTCTGGACCGTAAGGCAGCACAGAACCCCTGGGACCTTGAAGCATGACCACAGACCACACCATTCGTGATGGCATGATCAATGCCGCAGTGGAAACACGGCGTGTGGATGAAACCAAGATCATGCAGAAAGTCAACGCTGTGAACCGTGAAGCATTTACCCTACGCTTTCCTGGCCACATTGAACACTCAATGCGACTGATCTCAGAACGCCTGCAACACTGCTTGCTCAAGCCCGACGGCACTGACTTGAGCGTGCCTCACACCTGGCCAGCCACTGCCGCAGAGATTGAGAGCCTGGCCACAGCATTATGGTCAATGGACCAGGTTCGACTCAACTGGCCTACACAGGCCTAACTGTATGAAATATCAAATCATACAGGGTGACAACCGTGAGGCCCTTCGAACTCTTGCGGACAACTCAATAGATGCCATTGTGACCGACCCACCCTACGGCATAGACTTCCTGGGCAAGGCCTGGGACGCCAACACAGGTGCGTTAGAGACATATCAGGAGTGCTTGCGTGTGCTCAAGCCTGGCGGCCACATCCTGGCGTTCTCAGCAGCCAGAACCTATCACCATCTTGCTGTGACACTGGAGGCAGCAGGCTTTGAGATCCGTGATCAGATCATGTGGATCTACAGTTCGGGCTTTCCCAAATCACAAGATGTGGGCAGATCAATACAACGCACAATTGGTGTTGAAGAACGCAAAGCACATAAAAGTAATCTACCCAGAGTTGGTGGTGGCGAAGATAAAACCAAAGCCTGGGATGAATCTGCTGAACAAGGGCAGATAGTCTGCACTGACCCTGAAGCCAAAGTTTGGGAAGGGTGGGGCACAGCACTCAAGCCAGCACACGAACCCATTGCCCTGGCCCGCAAGCCTATCAAACTCAGCATAGCCAAGAACTGCCAACAATGGGGTGTGGGTGCCCTCAACATTGATGCCACTCGTGTGCCATTTGAAAGTGAAGATGACAAGCCCAGTGGCGGTGAGAATGGTTGGAGCAGAGTGGGTTTCAGTGAGCAACCAGTAGAGAAATACAAAAATCAAAAGAAAAAGAAAAGCGATATTGACACTTATCTAAACAACAAGCGTGGTCCCATGGAGCGAGCCAAGATTGCGGATGGTGAAAACATTGGTATGTTTGATGGTGGCGTGGGCTATAAGGCAATCAAGCGAAAGGTAGATCCAGTGCTGGATTTGCCAGAAGGCCGCTTCCCCAGCAATGTGTTGGGTGAGATTGCTGAACCATATCAGAAGTATTTCTACTGTCCCAAGGTCGGCCGACGGGAGAGACATGTGGGATTTGACACACCCGAAACACAAGAACAAATGTTGGCCAGCATTGGTGGATACTTTGTGGATCATGAAGGCAATAAAATCAAAAGTGGCAACAAAGCATTTGTGCCAAGTTTAGGTGAGATATACACACACGGACTCAATGATGTGATTAAAAAGATTCGTGCTGAAAATAAAATCAATACTGGTTTAGTTGATAAAAATGGTAATACACAAACATTTACCAGCGATCCTGCTACACACAATACAGGCAACAACCACCCCACGGTCAAACCCATTGAACTAATGAAATATCTGATCCGCCTGATCACCCCACCAGGTGGCACCGTGCTGGATCCATTCAACGGGTCTGGATCAACAGGTTGTGCTGCTGTGGAACTGGGCTATGAATACATTGGCTGCGAGTTAGATCCTGCTTATGTTGATATTGCTCGCAAACGCATTGAGGCCTGGTATGCTCACACTCATCCATTGCAGGCCACAGGTTTGTTCGAATGATGCGTGTAGACATCCTAACCACACAGCATAGAGACACTGCTGTGGTGGATCAATTCTGGCGATCACAAGGCTGGGAACCAGTGTATCATGACAACACTGATCAACCACCAGGTGCTGGACGCAATCGTATTCTCAGAGACTTCTATGCCAGTGACCGTGCCTGGATCTGCATTGCTGATGATGACATTGTGTTTGACACAGCAAGAGGACAGGCACAAGAGTTTTTGCGTGATCCCAGTGCGTTGCTGAACAAGATTGATAAAGAAATAACCAGTTTTGGTGTTATGAACAACATACATCACAGAGTGGACATCACATTGAACAATCCAGTGGTTCAGCACAACTGGGTGTTCCTAAGAAACTACTGGATAGGTTGTCTTGTGTTCCATAGAAACACTGGTGGTCAGTATTGGAATCATCCCACAGATGTGTTAGAAGACATGGACTGGTGCATTGAACAACTGTTGGATCATCAGCGTGTGGCCACCTGCATGAATCTTGTGATGCGGAACACAGGACACTCCAGCACCATCTTTAAAACGCAACAGCAACGCCGTGAGCGTTATGCTGCTGCCAAACAACGCATTGCAACAAGTTATCCAGGCATCACTCTGACCAATACTGGCAAACTGATGAAAACAAGATTGATCAACAGCCGCTGGCCAGCCAGTTATAACTGGCACAGTGTCAAGGGCATTGGACCCAGTCTGGTGGTGCCCCGTGATTGATCCCACAGTGCTCATGCGGCGTGCTGTGCGAAGTGTATGCGATGACCACAATCTCCAGCCTGCCAGTCTTGCACAGTTTGATCACAACACACAGGAACAGTTTCGCGACCTGGCCATCACTGTGGCCGACGACATGCGATACAATGCCCTGCGATACTTCAGACCGTTTGAACACCAAAAAGCATTCTTCACCACCCAAAGCGATCGTAGAGGCATCCTGGCAGCCAACCGTATTGGTAAAACAGTAAGCACCTGCTACGAAACTGCCATGCACCTGACAGGAATCTATCCTGACTGGTGGGCGGGCAAGCGTTATGATCGTCCCATCACTGCCATGGTAGCAGGAGAAGGTTGGAGTCAAGTGGCCTTGGTGCTGCAGAATGAACTGCTGGGCACACCCGATGTCAAACTCAAGGAAAACATTGGGTCTGGTGCCATACCCCGAGACGCCATTGATCAGGACACCATGCGGTCGGATGGTGCCAACTGCATAGGTGTGGAAATACGCCATGTCACAGGCGGCAAAAGTTATTTGCTGTTTGCCAACTACACACAAGAAGTGCGTCAACTGCAAGGTTTCAAACTGAATCTTGCTGTGTTTGATGAGCAGCCACCGGATGATTTCTTCAGTGAGATTGTGACTCGCACTGCCACCACACAAGGCATGGTCATGTGCAGTTTCACACCACTCAAAGGTCTAAATGGCCTGGTATCAAAGTTCTGGAATCGGGAAGAAGGTTATGATTACATTCGTGTATCATGGGACGATGTGCCAGAATACGATCCCTGGGGCGAACCATTCCTGCTGCACAGCACACGCCAGCAGTTGGAACGCGACTACCTGCCACACGAACGCGATGCTCGCATACAAGGCAAGCCCATCATGGGCAAGGGTGCTGTGTTCCAGATACGACAATGGCCCACATACAAGACTGGAGACATACCATTCCAGGAAATGCGTAATATCAGCAGAGTCATAGCACTGGACCTGGGCCTGGTCAACGACAAAACAGTGATTAGTCTCATGTACTGGGATCCATATGAAAAGACAGCATGGCTGCATCGTCAGATAGTGGTGCAGGGCATAGAAGAGGCTGTGCCCACACAGTATGTGAGTCATCTCTTACGGCCTGAAGTGTTTGGCACACCCATTGTGTTGCCAGCAGATGCCAACACACAAGGACGCTACACCATGAGTTCAACCAGCATACGCGAACTGTTTGAACAGTATGAACTCAATGTTGCACCTGGTGCCATCATGAATCCACCTGACCCACAAGGCCGTGTGACCAATCACAAAAGTTATGGCATCAACCAAATGCGACAAATGCTGGAAGTGGGCAGCCTCATGGTCAATGAGAACTGTGTGGACTTCCTGCGTGAAGCACAGAACTACTATGTGGACACACAGGGTCGCTTCAGTGATCCCGACGACTGCAT